AGGGGACGGAGATCTTCCCATAGTCCTTCTCATTGTTGTAGATCGGAAGGACAGGGACTCCTCCTAGCTTTAACATTCCACCTGCATGGAGACCGTAATAGGCCGCCACCATGATGGGCCAACCTCTTTCGTGGAGTCTGAAGACAATGTTCTTAGTTACTGTGCCATACCCAGAACGAATATGAGGGGCCACACTGAGCCATAGGATACTTAAACTGTGCTTCTTCCCTTCTTTCTTTTCCATATCTTTACCACCAATCTCTTCCCAAAGTTCCTAGAAGAGGGATTCTCATCTTCAATATAGGCCCTTCTTTCCTCCTTCTCGGGAGGTAGAAGCCTACCTAGATAGTGGGGATAGCCCCTACTTCTTTGTCTTCCTTGTCTTCTTTGTCTTCCTTTTCTTGCCATTCTTTTGAAGCCCATCCTCAACTAGGAGTTCTTTCATATAGTCCTCTAATAGTCTTCCGGATAGGACCTCTATCTCATAGTCTCTAGGATCTATGGAGAACTGATAGTTCTTTGCAGGAATAACTACCTTCTTGAAGCCCCAGACCTCTGCGGCCTTGATCTTCTCATAGGCGCCTCCTATTGCAGAGATCCCTATATCATCCGTTGTAGAGATGTTAAGCTCTCCTGTAACAGCAATGTCCTGTCTTATTGGCTTCCCTTCAAGTAAGGAGCATAGAAGAACGGCCATTGTCACTCCCGCGCTAGGTCCATCCACTCCATAGGCTTGAGAAAAGTCTATATGAGTACAGTAATCTTGGGCGATGTCAACATTGTACTTCTTTAGGATCACCGTTCTGACTTTATCTATGGAATCTTGGATGAATTTGCTATCCTTTGCTATTCCTGAGACCTTGAAGTAGCCCTGTTTCTTTTCGCCTCTCTTGATCATAGTTGCCTTAACTCTTAAGACGCTACCTGTCATTTCTCCCGAGACTGGATCTTGGACAACTGCCAGACCATAGGTAACTCCCATTCTGGATCCTTGGGGATCGATATCTAGAAGTTTCCCTCTTTCCTGCTGTTGATGCTCTAGGATCTGTCTCTGGATTGTCTTACAATGGACATCTGCAGCTTCCTTAACATGCTTCTGCTCGACAAACTCCGTCTTCTCATTCTCAGCTAAGATAGCTGCCGTCTTGAGTATGGAGATTAGGGGTCGGAACTTAGTTGTAAGGGCATCTCCCTTGTTAGATCTTCGCCTAGCTTCATCTACAAGTTCAATCACTGCGCCTCTAGTGAACGGCTTAAGATGGAATCTTGAGCTTTCTTGGGCTATGAACTGGACGAACTTCCTTCTGTTCTCTATTGAGTTAGGCATGTCATTGTTCATCCTAACTACTTTACCATAGCCATAGATCCTGTCCATTAGCGCAGGATGGATCATATTGACAGAGTCAAAGTTCCCTGCTCCTACAAGGAAGCAAAGGCATGGTACTGGTTCAGTGGATACTGCCATAGCAGCCGTCTCACTTCCATGGAAAGATCCTCTAAGAGTGATAGGTAATTGACCTTCCTCTAGGACGGTTAGCAAGGTGATAGCTTCATCTTGATAGAGATTCTTGATCTCATCGATGTATAGAATGCCCAAGTTGGCCTTATGGACATCTCCTGCTGCAGATCTTTGATGTTCTGGAGTACCCAGTCCACCAGTCTGTAATGGATCCCAAGCAATAGAGCCAAAGAGTTGGGCACTCTTATGGCCTGTAGCATCAATGAAAGGAGCTACTGCTGCAGAGTTATCGATCAATAACTTAGGTGCATCTGACTGCTCTGCTCCAGAGATTCCCTTAGCTCCACCAGTTATTCCCATTCTTCCCATGAACATAATTAGGATCAAGAAAATCATCATGAGTCCGGCAGGTAGGAAAGTAATAGATCCTACAGTGATGAAAGCATTCAAGAATTGATTCAAGGAAATATCCCCAGCAAAGAGCATAGTCAAAGGTTCCCAGAGCCACCATAAGCCAACTGCTACGAAGGAGATCCCTATAGTTGCCATGAAGTAAGTAAGAATCCTAGTGAAGAGACTCTTTGCTTTCTGGGACTTCTCATGTTTCCTCTTTTCCCAGATGACCTGTTTCTTCCCCTCGCCTGCATCCCTACATGAGATCCTAGGCTCACTTGGAATGACAGTATTGGCCCAACAGAGGACGTCTTTCAGAGTAATGTGATGTTGCTTATAGAGATTAGTTAGATGGGCAGCAAGAGCCCTTCCGATCAAAGATTTCCCTGTTCCGGGATCTCCCATCAATAGTAAGTATGGTCCCGGAGGAATCATCTTTCGCATAGTAGGCTTCTCTGATAAGGGATTCTTCCATATGTCGAACCACTTCTCTTTCTCCATCCAGAGTAATTTATGAACCCATTCATCCAAGCAAAGATAGCATTCCTTGAGGGCTTGATCCTGACCAATTACCCAGTCTAGCAATTGATCGGAGACAGGGAATCCCTTAGTTGTTTCGAAGGTCTCCCAGTCCCATTCAATCCCTCGAATCTTCTCTTTTCCCTTTCCGAAATAGTCTTTCATCTAGCTTTCTCTCCAAAACAATGTCTCAATAAACATGATGGACAATATCTTAGGATCTCCAGATAGCCCTTAGGTCTACCTGTATCCTCATCCGTTATGATGATATAGTCTCTATCCTCACAACGGTATCCTGTAAAGAAAGTGAGGGTCCCCGCGATGAGAGTACTGGCACCACAGAAGCTACACTTATGCATTGGTTCCTTCCTTCTCTTCCGTCTCTTCCTCTATGATGGTTGGTGGTTTCTCATCAGGGTAGTCAACCTTTGGTTGCTCTACTGGCGGTTCTGCTGGCTCTTCCTCTTCCATTCTTATCTTCTTCTTAGCACAGCTTACACAGAACTTAGCCAATTGATCGAGACCAACCTTCACATTCTTCCTTACCGAGCATTCTCCCATTCCGAAGACACAAGCTACATTAGGATCTGCTGGTTTCCTTGGAGTGAGACCTTCAAGTCTCCGGATGTCATTCTCCAAGATATCGTCAGCCGTAAGGAGATTGTACTTGGCATACTGGGCCAGTCTCCTCGACTTGAACATCTTAGTTTCCTCGGAATACTCTGTGAATGTCAATCGCGGATATGGGTACTCGAAGCTCTTTGTCTCTTCCCGGAATTGTCTAAAGAGCTGAGTATCTATCTGTTCTGTCAAGGCTTCCTGCATTGTCTTCACAGTCTTCTCGAAGTCCAAGCTCTCTTGGGCAACATTGGCTTGGATGTTCTCCGTAGTTGTCCCATAGACCTTAGGCACTTCTAGACCTGCCATGATCTCAGCAGATAAGTACTGAAGGAAACCTGATAGATCTGCTATTCGGGTTCTAGCATCCAGTCTTCCTGGCTCTATCCACCATGGAAGAACCAGTTCAGAGGCTGTAGCTAGGTCCTTGAGATACTCTTTGGCCTCTTTTACTTTCTCAGGAGTGACCTCAAATCCCTTCTCCTCAGCTTCAGCAGTACCTAATTTGTAGAAGTATAATGGATATCCATGTCGATAGATTGCCTCTCCCAGAGCCTCTTCTAGGTTTAGCTTGATCCAAGCAGACTTATAGACAGGCTCAATGGGTGTCAGTCCGAGGCATTCCTCACCAAGGACATAGAATCTTACGATTACTACCTCCTCAGGAGTGAAGATCTTGTCCTCTTGACCTACTATCTTCTGGACATATCCCTTGATGCTTCCATCTTCATTTCTTTCAATGTAATTCGATCCGGAGATCCTAATATAGTCAAAGCTCTTCGGATCAATCTGGGCGAGGTGATCTATCTTACCATCTTTCCTGACAATCTCGGCAACTCCATAGCCATAGATGAAGATGTCTTTGATCATCATGGGCAGGATGGTTCTCAACCTAATCTGGTCGATAAACATCTCCATGGCGACAATATCGTCCTCATTTCCACTGGAGAAGTAGATCTTAGCAGAGGCTACAAGTCGAGTTATCTTATTCACTCCGGCCCAGACCAATGGATCAAGGCGATAGAGAATCTCATTTCTCTTCATCAAGATCTCATTTCTAGGTATCCTTTCCTCTAGAGATAGAGATTTCCTATGAGCGATAGCTACCAATTGCTCCAAGGAATGGAGACTTCCAAGCCCTTTCCTCTCTACCGGAGTGGGTGAAGGTCGTCTTCTTAGAGCGCCAGCTATCTTCTTTAGGGTCTCTATTGCTCCTCCCGAACTGTTGTTACTTGCCATTTTCTCACTTTCCACGAGTATAACGATAGATGAATTCTCTCAATACCTCGGAGCCACTCTTCGATTCTTTTCTTCTGGCAGCAGCTTGGAACTGTTTCCATAGGGCCTCATCAATTCTGAAGGTCTGTCTAGGAGTCGTAGTTCCTCTCCTTCGACCCCGAATCTTCAGATCTTTAGTAGTCTGGCCATCCATGGTTTCCATTTCCTTCTTGTCAGCTTCAGAGAGTTCTTTCTGTTCTTGTTCTGTGCCTCTCCCTGAGGTCTGTTTACCAGAAAGGAAGACTTCAAGTGCCTTTCTCCGAGCTTCAATCTCTTTCTCGTCAGTCATTCAAAACCCTTCTACCTAGCTATTATGTCATGCCATTATTTAAGTCTTCTCTAGATCCTTCTCCTTCTTTAGCTTGGAAGCAAGCTCTCTTTCTTGGGGAGTCATAGTCTCTGCTGGCTTTACATATCTTGGTTCCATGATATCTCCAAGTCTGTAAGGGACCGCAGGATGGGTCTGGGAGGGTTGTTTCTTCATCACAACAATATAGTCCTTGAGATTCCATTTAAGAGGCATCACATGCTTGGATCCCTTGACTGCGAGCATCAGAGCATCTACGTAGTCGTCCCCTTTCTTGGAATC